ACTCCTTGAGTGCCTTCTTCGTGTCCTTGACTCCGAAGAGGACGATCTCACCGTTGACCGGCATGACTCCTCCTCTACTTGTTAGCTAAGAGCGAGAGAGCCGTGTAGATGTCCTCAAACGGCCGGATCTCCCACTCACTTATCGGGATCCCTGTTGCGAGAGCTAGTTCGACGAGTTGTCGTCCGATGCTTCCCGCTTCGTGGATTTTGGGACGGCCACGCGATCCACGTCTGCGAACACTTCGAAGAAGGCGTCGAGCGTCTGTGCGTTGGTCATCCCGTTTCGCTTCATTGCGTTCCATAGAAGGAACGCGGTCTCATCGATCGATGGGTTCTTGTCGATCTCGGCCGCCGTCTTACCGAACTCGCGTTCGGCAAGACGTAGGTCGATAGGCAATACGCGGACGATGTGCTCCGAGTCATCCACAAGAGTCACGCGAAACGTAATCATGCGCGGGAGACGGTTCCTGAGATCGGGAAGCTGATCTTGCTCTCAAGTGCCGCATCTGCCGCACCGCCGACGTTCGGGAACTGTGGGATCACAGAACCGGTGAAGGTTGAGCCGTCTGCGTTGAAAGTGAAGGTGACGGCGTCGCCTGCGGCGGCCGCATCCCATAGAGCCTCACAGAACGAAGTGCCTGCGCCCCAATCCTGAAACAGCGAAACGGCAAGAGTGCCGTCGGTGCCGACGACCTTCTTGACCATGCCGGTCAGAACTTCGTAGGTGTTGACCTTGTTCTCATAGGTCAGTTCGACGGACGACGCCTGTGGCGAGACAGCGTTGCCATCAACGGTCAAGGTGAGATCCTTGCCGGTAGCGATGTAAGTAGGCATTTTTAGCCCTCCTCTAGTTCGGTAGTGGTAGCGACTCGGATCTCGGTCGCAAGCAAGTCAGACGCTCCGACTTGAACGGTTTTTGGCTGTGAGCATGAGCCGGCTCTGTAGCCCTTAGGTAGCGCGGCATAGGTGCCGGCGATGAGGTTCTCCATCTGACGGAGGTTCGACTCGTTGTCGGTGATGCCGACGAGAAGCGTCAGACGGAAGTAGACGTCTGCGCGAGTCTGAGAACCGATGCTCTTCGGTTCAACGTAAGGATCGTCCGGAACTACGACGATCGCAGGAGGATCGATGAGTTCGGGCGGAAAGCTGTTGAGGGTAGGTGAGACAAGCGAAAAGACCCCATCGAGTGAACTGACGAGATCTTCGCGAAGCTGTGCAAGGCTCATGAGACGTAAGAACCTACGTCGATGTAGTCGGCTAGATACGCCGCGACCGCACGCTGAACGATGAACGCGTTGACGCGTGGAGCAGGCGAGACGTCGAGCATGGTGCTCTGACCGCCCGGAGCTTTGCGGCTCTGATAGAAGTCAACGGCGACGTGCTCGATCGCTGTGATCGCACCCGGAACGGTGCTGTAATCGATGACGTTGCCTTCGGAGTCCTTCTTTGTGAGGTAGCGCAGGACGGCCGCTTCGGCGGATGCAGAGATCCGCTCGAGTGTCTCGTCGCTGACGTTAGCTCCGACCATGAGGACGTCACGAAGATCGTCGGCTGAGAGTAGAAGAGGCATCGTGACTCCTTTCAAGTCTTAGAGGAGACCGGGCGGGGGTTGAAGGGACTCGAAGCCCGCCCGGTCTCCGGCCTAGTTGTTAGTCGAGCGCGATAGAGCGGATCGCCTTTGGCTGATAAGCCACAGACAAGCCGTATCCATAGACGCCGATGCCGCGCTTCAAGTTAGAAGCGTCGTCAGAGGTGATCTCAAGCGGTGCGCCTGCGCTCTCGTGGAACTTCGCCGCGTCGCTAGATGCAACGAGAAGAGTTCCGCTAGATGCCGCGTGGCTGTAGATCACAGGCAGACCCGCGAAGGTGCCTGAAAGTGAAGCGATGTTCGCTGTGCCGCCGACGTTGACGCCGGTTCCGGTCACAGTAAGAGCCGGACGGCCATCGCCTGCGGTTAGGCTAGCCATCAGACGCCACACGTCGCCCGATGCAACGATGAAGTCAGCTGTAAGGCTTGACTCGTCGTAGATGTCGGCCGCCGCGTTGGTGATGCCGTCAAGGAAGCCGGCGAAGGTGTTAGCCGCTAGACCGGTAGAAGAGTTAGCCGCCGCTACTACAGCAGAGACGAACGCGGTTTCTGTGGTCTTGCCGTAAGCCGCCGCGAACGCGCGCATGATTGCGTCAACGTATGCAGGAGACGAACGATCGATGAGCTGACGAGTGACCTTGCCACCGCCTGCGTAAAGCTTGATAGAAGCCGAGTTATCTTCGATGGTGAACGCGTTAGATGCGATCTCTTCGCCTTCCGGATCCTGCTCGCCCACGACAGGCATAGAGGTCACAGTCGGCCAATGGATGCTCATGCCGCTTGCAGGAAGCGGAGCGATACCGAACGCAGAAGCGACCGGACGTCCCTTGTTTACAAGACCGTAGATGTTGGTCAACCAAGTCTCAGGGTTGACGCCATCGTTGTCGGCAAGAGTGTTCTCCGCGATGGTGCGGTAGAACATTTCGGCGTTCTCATCGCCGCGCACGCGGCTCTGAACGTAGTCACCGAAAGAACGGAACAGAGGAGCCGCGCTCTTAGCGGTGCTCTTCTCTGAGATGGTTACAAGAGCGGTTTCAACGCTCTCCATGCGCGCGATGACTTCGTCAACGCGTGCATCCTTGACGTCCGCGACTACCGGAGTCGCAGGAGTCTCGACCGGAGTGTCGGACATAGGTGTCTCTTCTTTCTCTTCGATTGGAGTTTCCTCGCGAGTTGCGAGGACGGCCGCGCCTGCGTAGGCGGGACGATCTGTAGTGGAGATCTCAACGAGACTCGCCTTGACTCGCGTTACGAGTGAGCGATCCGGAGACCATGAGTCCTCAACGGCACGGAAACCGACTGAGACTCCTTGCTCTACGCCGTCCTTTGCGAGCGTCCATGCATCGCGGCCGGCTGTAGTGTCTGAAAACTTTGCGGTGCCGTAGAGACCATCGGCCTTGCTACGAAGCTGAAGGATGCGGCCTACAGGCTCGCCATGACGCCAATAGAGCTTGACGTTCTCCGGCTTGACGCCATCGAAGGCGGTGCGTGCGAACTGTTCCTTGAAGCCACCGACGTCGGTCGGAGTCATGTAAGGGACGGCGCGGAACTCGATGATGCGCTCCTCAGCGGAACGGATCTCGATCTGATCGGCTTCGCGAGAGTAGATCTCTTCGCTCATGCGTTACCTCCTGAGGTCATCTGTGCCGGCAAGCCTTCGCGGACTCTGATCTCGCCCGGAGTCATCCATCCGCCGTCGATCGCGGTCTTGTAAGCCGCGAAGCGTGAGCCGATGTCTGCGCGAAGGAGTGAGTCGAAGTTGAACTCAATGACGTCGGCAGATCCGCCGCGATCATTGGAGAACGCCTCTTCCACCGGAGCGGTGTAGGCGGTGAGTGTGGTTTGGATGAAGCGTGCCGTCTCTGACTCAGCTGTTGAGTAGGTCAGAGAGTCGCCGGATCCGACGCCCATGAACGAAGCCGGCACGCCGAAAGCGCGTGCGATGTCTTGCACCGAGAGGTTGAAGCTCTCAACGAAGGCGGCATCGGTTGGATTGATGGTGAGTGGCTCGTATTTCACGCCGCCGCTCATGACCGCGACTTCACGCTCTGCCTTCGCGAACTTCTCTGTCCATCGCTTCTTGATGTCGTCGGCTACGGGTGCCGGGAGTTGCTGTTCTGTCGTCAGATAGCCCGATGGATAGGCTCCGGACGTGTAGACGCTTCCCGCGTAGTCGTTGAGATCGCGAGCGAAGGACAGAGTCGAACGCAGAGAGCCGAGTGGAGACGCCCCACGCGTCGCACCCGGAACGGTAAGAAACTTGATATGAGTAATCTGATCCGGAGTAAGGATCTCGCGCTTCTTCGTGACCGCATTGGTCACGGCATAGGTGCCGTCTGTCTGTAGCAGGATGCGATCCGGATGGATGACGTCCTGATAACGCCACGACTTGAGCTTGAGCGTCGGCTTGCGCCAATACGCGTTGCCCCATGCGGCAAGAGAGACGAAGGTAGAAGTCAAGAACTCGCGATCGCTCATGCCGTCCGCGAACCCGCGAAACTTTCCCATGTTGTGATCGCCAGCGAACCGCTCGATGTCGAGATTGGCTCCGGTGTGCGAGATTACTTGAATACAGCGAAAGACCGCCGATAGCCGGCGAACAGCGTCGTCCGGTTCTAGCGTGTATGCCTCACGGGCAGGGATAGTGATGTCCGCTAGCTCGCGCTTCTGCGTGGCCGCGTTATCTGTGCGTCGCGAAAAGATCCCCATCGGACACTATTGTCCGACGTTTCTTGTAATTCAGCGTGACGTGCGAGGTTTGCCTAGTTTTTCGGTGTGTCGTGGATCCGGATAGCACGCATAACAGAGCCACAGGATGTCGTCATCAATTACATCGCCGGCGGTGTATCCTCTGCTCCGGATAGTGCGGCCGTCACTACGGGGAAGGGTGCGGTCGCACTCTCCATCGCATCTTTCGTAAAGCTCTACAGAGAAGCCCGCGTCATCTATTCGCGCCCAATATCCGTCTCCTACGTTCCACTCTACATAACCCATCTTTGTCATCCCTTCTAGTAAATGGCGACCCCTGAGGCGGGATCTGTCGCGACGTGAATTGCCATAGCAAGAGCTACCGTCGCGACGATGCTCTGCGTTGATTGTTTGCGCGAGATGCGCCATGAGCCATCCGCCACGTCCTGACGTGCGGCGGCTTCGATCTGAGCGTTCAGATATGGATCGTCCGGATGCGCGATGCGTCCGTTAGTCACGGCTTCGTAGAACTCTTGAGAAGCTCTGTAGAAGCGGACTCCTCCGATGTCCTTGACCGGAACGCCTTGAGACTCGATGCGTGCGGCGATGCTCCACGCGAAGCGCGGATCGTAAGCCACGACCGGAACGACGAAGTGAGTCGCCCACTTTTGGATCGCGGCCGCGATGCTCTGCTCGTCTACGCCGCGAGGGTTGAGCCAATGCTCCACGACCGAGACCGCGAGCTTGCCGCCGTCAACGTAAGAAGCGGCGATGAGCGCACACTCATCACGCGATGGCGATATGTCGAAGGCGAGATACACGACGGCTCCGCCTTCGATCTTTGCGAGATTGGGTGAGGCACAATTAGCCCAAGCGTTCTCGGGCAGAATTCCCGCCATCGTCTCGACCCATCGACAGAGAACCTCCGTCGAGAACACGGCCGAAGGATCTGTCCGGAACGCGCTTTCTAGCTTCTCAAGTTTGACCGTCGTGCCGAGTGCGGGATTGGCTTGAGCCCATCCACGAACGTCACCAATCTCGTAAGCCGGATCGGCACTCCACTCCATATAGCACAGCGACGGATCCGCCTCCGGATTAGCCGCCGCCGCGCGACCACGATCACGAAAGTCGTTGAGCACTACGGACAGAGCATGGCCGGCGTTCGAAGTGACGATGATCTGAGGGTTATCGGTGGCGAGAGTCGTCTTAGAGATCGCGCCCCAGAGTCCCCAATCCTTTTGCTCACGAGCCTCATCGATGATGGCTACGCCATCGACTGAAAGACCACGAGCGGCCGCCTCTGTCGGAGCTACGATCTTGTAGCGCGCTCCTGACTTGAGTCGGATCTCCTCCTGACCGTTAGCAAGTCGAACCTCTGCGATCTCCGGTGCGAGATACGGGTTCGCCTGTGCGGTCTCGACGACCTTCTGAAAGATCTCTCGCGCGAGCGCGCGATCCTGTGCGGTATGGATCGAGAGCTTCGAGCCACGAACGAACAGCTCCCACAGGATGCGAACTACAAGCCACAGCGTCTTGCCTTGCTGACGAGCGGCCAAGACCACGACTCGATCATTGATGAGGCGATCGTTCTCGTCGCACTCAAGCGAAAGATCGGAGACGTATGCCTGCCACTCCATGAGTTCGATGCCACAGATCTTTGCGAAGGCGATGAGGTTCTCTCCGAGAGAGCGTCTACTCCTTGACGGCGTAGAGATGCGCGGTGTTGGCGATCCTTTGATCGGTGCCGGCTCCTCCTGAGCGGATACGGTCAAGCGGGTTCCCCTCCTCTCGCTTCTTGTCGATGCCGAGTTCTTTACGGGAGACGGCTGTGAGCCCGAGAGCTTTGAGCGTGTCGAGTAGCCGGCTTGCGATCTGCGCGGTGGCTCCTTCGTCATCGATAGCCTTCGCAAGAGTGATGGCAAGCTGAACGGTGGCCGCATCGGCGTCCGTCAACCACGTCGCGGCCTTGAGAGCCTTGATCGTTTCCCCCTGAACGGTCTTTGCAGGCGATTTGCGCCCCGTTGACTTGCGTTCCGTCATAATGACTCACCCGGCTTCTGAAATAGGCTCCTACGCGGTTTTATGGCGTGGGGAGAGGGTTTTTTTGAAGGGGGCGAGGTGTCCCTCGTGCGCTCAAAAAAACGGCCGCGAGATTTGTTAGATCTTTTCGTGTTACATCCACGATGAGCAGGACGGAGATTGGTCATCTCATAAGCGAGAGCAGGCTCAACACTTACAGGGATCAAATGATCTACTGTGTCCGCTCCTCCATGACCACAGATCCAACAGAGATCATCCTCTTTGAGTATGGCTTTGCTCAGAGTTCTCCATCGTCTGCTATTGCGTGGATCTCTTTGTAGTTCACTCATAGCTCTCGACTCCTACGAAGGATCTCTCCTAAGACAGCCTCAGGGTTATCCACAGTTTGAGGTTGTGTAGAAGCGTCGTCGGAGTATCTCTTCTCTTCTCTTCTCTTCTTAGCATCAGCCGTTGCATTGCCACTCGCTATGCGGTTCGCATTGCGTTTGCTATGCCCTTCCCATCGCTTTTGAGCGGCAGATCTAGCCATCTGACGTCGTTCTTCGCGCTCGTGCGAGAGGAGGTTCCACTTGCTCCAAGAGACAATCCACAGCACTTTTCGGGTGTCGTTTGGCTCTGAGATGTCCATTACGAGACCAACCTCAATCAGCTTCTCCACAGATCGTTGCCATTTATCCACACCTAGTCGGCTCATCTGTGGACGAGTGAGAGTGCCATCTGTGCCGTATCGCTTACAGCCGAGAAGCATCGCGAGGAAGAGCCATGAGGCGGCCACGCCGGCCTCAACGATCTTGTCGTCATCCATAAAGGAGACATCGAGTGGCAGGAACGGTCTACGCGCGCTCATCGGAGTCCTCCTGAGGCTCCCTGACGACGTGAAGAGTCGGCGGGGGAGTGTCTGTAGGTTCTGCGAGAGTCATCGCGTCTACGGGCGTCCTGTGCCCTTCTAGCGCGGTGCATTGGTGGACATCGCCACAGTCGAGACATAGCAAGTAGCTCATCGCTTGTCTCCCTTGCGCCATTGGACGCAGGCGTAGCAATAGCCCGAATAGCCGGACACGACGACGAGGATCTGTTTGCCGCATCCGCGACATCTATAGACGTTCTCGTCAGTCATGATGAAAGCCCTCATGACGCTCGCTGTAGTGCTTGCCGTAAGCCTGAGCCGCTTCGATCTCTGAGGGTGCGACGAAATACCACTTGCACTCAAGGCATCGAGCGGCGTAGCGAACCTTCTTCTCTTCCTTCTCCTCGTTGATCGCTGAGATCCACAAGGTCACGATCGCGACGATCATGAGAACGACCGCCCATGTCTGAGCCGGCGTGAGCCATCCTGTGTTGAAATACTCCATAAGAGTCCCTTCTTTAGTAGTAGCCATGACGTGAGTGAAAGACGAGCGCGCTACATGGCGTGGAGTAGCGGTGCTCGATGTAGTCGAGTCCTTTGATGACTTGAGCTACGACGCCCGTGCCCTTCTTTGTGCCTAGCACTTGAAAGAGCCCATGAGCGGTTGAGTGCGGATTGTCGGCCTTCGGGTTCCACCGACTCTCGAGACGCACGATCTCGTTGAGACACTTGAGCTGATCGCCTTGCCATCCGCGAGCTAAGGCGTAGCCCTTGACTGTTTGACGCGCATCTACAGCACAGACCGGTTGACCCATAACCAATGTGATCGCTGTGATGCCTGCGACGAAGCTCATCGTCCTCTCACGAGTAGGACGATGGCGATGCCGAAGTTGAACGCCGTGAGTAGCTTGATCGCGAACCACTCATCCCTCATTGGCAACCTTCTCGTCATAGACGGCGGCCATGAGGTCTCTGATCTCGTTGGAGTTCAGAAGCTTGTCGATGATGTCTGAGGCTTCGTCTTTCGACAGATCCTCAAGCGACTCAAGGTCGCGAGAGACGTAACGGGAAAGCACGTCAAGGATGCCGATCGGACTCATCGGGATATCGATCTCGATAGCCTTCTTAGAAAACTGAGCGGTGATGTAGGCACGCTGTTTGCCCGAGCATGGAACGAAGTCCGGAGCCTGCTCGATGTCGCCTTCTACGGGTTCGGCGTCCCATGAACTCGATGCGGTGTAGGTCTGAGCCTCAACGAAGGCCGGCGTCGGTTCAGTAGCTACGAAGGATCCATGAGATGCGTCGTCTACGCCTAGCTCTTCGGGCGTATATGCCACGCCTGCAAGGACTTCCGGGCACGCATCGCGAGCGACTTCGGTAATCGCGCGAGCCTTGAGCATCGCGTCCGGATACTGAGTCCACACGCCTTTTCCGGTGAGCTTCGCCGCCTGTGCACGGCCAATCGTCCACTCGCTTCGGAAGGTGTAGTCAGGATCATCGCTACGGACGATCTCTGCGATGGCGTGCTTTGAGTCTCCGGTTACGCGCAGGCGATGACCGGCACGTCTTACAAGAGATCCGATGAGCTGTGCCGATGCGGTTGGCTTGCCGTCTACGACGTGGATCGTCTGAATTGCGACCATCGGTGCGAGCCCGAGTGCGTTGCCGTATTCAATGGCGACGAGCACGTTTGCCGGGTTCTGACGGTAGTCGCGGGGGAGTAGGTTCGATGCCGCGAGAGCCTTTGCGTAGGTCATCCGCGCGGTGAGGTCGTTGGTGTTGTTTTGAACTACTAGATCGGTCATGAGAGTCCCTTCTTGTTTCGATCTCGGATGGATAGGACGTCCTCAAGCCGATAGCGGCGATGACCGCCAAGAGTGCGGAAGTGAGGACGGAGAAGGCCGCGCGCTTCGTAGCGGTGCACGGTCGAGACCGTGACTCCGAGCTTCTCTGCGGCCTGTTGAACGGTTAGAAGCTGACTCATGCAACTTCCCACACGATCGAGAGGCGACCGGATGCGGTGCGCTCGCGACGGCCTGAGTCCCGGACGAGTCCCTGATCTACGAGTTCGGCTCTGCGGCTACGAAGGCCGCTAGGCGAGACCGGATCCCAAGAGAGGTTCGCTACACAGTCTGCGAAGTAGAACGCGATCTTGTCGTCGGTCATCGCGCCGACGTTGGTGAGGATCTTGAGGATGCGCTCTTGAGTCGGTGACTGATTGCTGACGGTGAGTGCCGCGATGTGCGATGTGACCGGATCGGTGCGACGTGCCTTCGGCTCGCATCGATGGCAGAGCCGGCCGGTCTTGACGTGGTTTACACAGTCGAACGGATCAAGCTCTCGTGGATCCGTTACGCCTTCCGGGTGAACTTCACCGAAGAGGCTTGCTTGTCCTGTGGTCATAGAGTCCCTTCTTCTCTAAGACCGAGAAGAGGGCTGAGAACGACTTTACATAATGTCCGATAGCTCCGTGAGTCGGAGTTATCAGACTGACCGGACACTCGCGTCCGGTCTCATGTAACCGTTCCCACCGGCTTCTCGGTAGGTTTGCCTACGTTCGCGCAGGTTACTCTCTGTTACCAAGCGAGCGCAAGCACCGACACGCCGGAGAAGTGAGTTGTCTAGGCCTGCCGCTCGCGTCGCTGTGAAGATCCAAGCTCACGAACGAACGCGACTTCGTGTCCTTCGCTACGGCGAGGACGACCGCGTCCCCAATCCCGGAGATCTCTTGCTTGTCTCAACGGTAGGGGATGGGATTAACGGCTCGATCGAGATGGCTGTCTTAATCAACGGGCGAGAGATGGCAGAGCTCGCGAAAGACGTCAACGCCGCCGTGCTTGAGTGGGAGGCGAACAAGGATTGGCTCTCAGAGCCGGTCACCAAGCGTCGCGCGAGCTAACGGCGAGAGTGATCTTGAAGATGATCCAATAGCAGGCGACGAATTTCAGACAGTTCAGAACGAACGCCGCTAGCGAAGCCGTTAGAAACCGGCCGGCTGTTCTTCTCTGCCTTAGCCGCGAAGATGGTTGCGATGCCGGCGATAATCGAAGCGGCCACCGCACCAAGAGCCGCGATGGTCGCATCGCTCACTTCTTAATCGCCTTCGGCGGCATAGAGGCAAGGACGGCACAAGTGACCGCGCCCATGATGGCGCGATAGTCAAGCGCGAAGTCGGTTGCCTGCCATGAGATCAAGAACGCCGATACCGCCATAAGGACGGCTGTCTGAGTTTTGGTCATGCTGTCTCCTTAGATGTTGAACGGACGCCCGTCGTGGTCGCCGGAAGCCTTGAAGGAGACGTGGATGTGCGAGACGTGCGGATCCGCTCCGTTGTAGGGACGCCACTTCCACCGAGTGAGGCGGTAGGTGCCGCTAGTGATGCGGCCGGCGTAGATGATGTAGTAGATGCGCTTATCGCCGCGTGCGGCGGCGAGGCGGAGAGCCTCCGCTAGCTGTGCGGCCGCCCTCTTGTTGTTCTTGTCGAGATCCGCATCGATGTCGATGGCACGAACCACGCCCGGAGGAGTGCTCGTCGGATCCGGATTGTGATCAGACTTACGAGCCGCATGAGCGGCGTCGCCAATGGTGCCGTCGCTTCGCTTGTCGCGGTTCGGATACTTCTTGTTGATCTGATCTCGCAGAGTGCTCGCAGAGTTAGAGAGCCACCACTTCACTTTGATCTCCTTAGCCACTTGCTGAACCTGTATTTGCCTGAATTGCGATCCAATGCACGGTTACCGAAACCGTGACGGCGGTGCCGGCCGGATGGTAAAGACCGATAGTCGCGCCGGTTGAAGAAACAGTCGTAACCATCGGAACGAGTGGAGTTGCAGAGCCTGATCCGGAAACCTTTGTCGCTGTGATAATTGGAGCGACAGAGAAACGGCTTGTCGGGAACGTGACGGTCGCTGTGCCCGATGAAGCGGCTGTAAGCGATACGGTCACGGTGCCCGATGCAAAAGCGAACGGAACCGTCGCGTCGAGCTTGTTGGCAAGTTCTACCGCGTAGTCGTCAATTAGAGACGCGTTCTGCGTGCCGGCGATGTATGGCCAACCATCAGAAGTCGAACTAAAGAGAGGAGGAGTCATCCGAGTAGAACTTTCGCCTCATCCTCAGTAAGCCCGATACGTTCAAGGATCTTTGCGCGAGCGGCACGACGATCTTCAACAATCTTCTGCTCTGCGGCGATTTCTTCCTGCTCTTTAGCGCGTTCCTTGAGTATCTTGTCGATTTCGGGCATGCTCATTGGCTCGGTAGTCACTTCACCGGTTGAACAATCATGTTCAACGATAACGAAATCATCCTGCGATAACATTGTAAGAACCTCCACTAAATGCGTAGCCGGCAACGTTTGAAATGGCAATGGTTGAAATGGCGGCAGCTGAGTCATAGAAACCTTCTACGCGCTCGATTGCCTGATTGCCCGCGCTAGTGTTGAGATATGCGAGCAAGGTGAAATTCGTGCGACCGGTCGCCTTACAGTTGGTCAAGCGGAGAACATACTGAGAGTTTGCAATTGTGTTGTTTTGTGTTGCCGCCGTAGAGACCGCCGTATTGCCCGAGAACTGAATAATGCTACCGACAAAGACGCTCTGATCGTTCTGACCGCCGATATATTTGTAATTTGCCGCCGTGTCTGAGTTGAGCACAAAACGGAACTTTGATGCGCCTGTCGCCCATACGGGGTTCGAGACCATGATTGTTATGTCGTCGTAGTTAGTTAGCGAGCTGAGGTTCAGAGCGGTTCCTGAAAGAGTGCCCGATGCGATCGAGCTCATATTCTTTGCCGTCGATACGGCTCCCCATTTAACGCCGGCCGTCTGAGTCGAGTCAGCGAGAAGAGCTAGACCGTCTGCTCCCACAGCGACGCGCGCATAAGCATCGTTCGCGGTGCCAACGATTAGGTCGCCCTTTGCATCGATTGTCGTCGCCATCGCGTTCGTGAGGGTGACGTCGCCTGAAACGCCGCCGCCGCTCATACCGGTTCCAGCGTTTACGCTTGTAATGTCTCCGGCAGGATCCGCCCATTTAACGCCGGCCGTCTGAGCGGAGTCCGCGACGAGCACTTGGTTATTTACTCCAACGCCAACACGGGCAACCGTGCCTGAGGCTGTGGCAACAAGGATGTCGCCTTTCGTCGTGACGGTGCTCTTATCAATCTTGCCCGAGAGTGCGGTGGAAACTTCCCCCGCAAAAGTGGCAAGCGTATCGTCAATGCTCGAAACTGCGTCCGAGCCGGCCGGCACGGTAAAGCCTGAAACGGTCTGCGTCATATTCGTCCTTTCTAGGTTCCAATGGTATAAGCCGAGTCGTAAGTTCCGACGACGCTGTTTATCGTGTCGCTTACAAAATTGATGGTGAGCTGTGAACTCCACAGATCAGCGAGGTCGTCGATCGAGCCTGTGAGATTGTTGATGTTGACGTATATTGGATCGATAGTTGAAAGCGGGATGGAGAACTTGCGCGCTGAAACGTAAAGCGTGAGAACGTGTGCGCTTTGCGCGATGATCATTTGCCATCCTTCGATGAAGCCGCGCCATGACGTGCCGATGCCGATGCGGGCATCAAGGTCATCGATACGGATCGGTTTTCCGAAGGCCGGCGCGAGAAGCTGAGTGCGAAGCGTGCCGGAGAGCGAAGGGTTCTCTAGATCAATGACGAGAGCTTCGATGTTGTCCTCTGCGACTGAGCGCGTCTCTACAAGACGCTTCGCGAGGTTGTTTGCGTCGCTTGTATTGGCTAGCTGAGTCGAGACGTCGCGAGTGATGACGCCGAAGATGGATTGGGAGAGTGGCTCGTCCTGAGTCACGGTGGCAGACGGTGAGCCATAGGTGACGACGGCCTGATTGACGATGTCGGAGATGCCCGATGAGATCGTCATCTGTGTCGAGATGACCGACTTCGGGATGACGATCGGACTTGAAGCCTTTGGACGTCGCATCGCGTCCGCATAGCCGATTGTTCCGGTGGTCGTCTCGTAGACGCCCGGAGCTTGCGGATCGAGTTCTTCGTTGATGATCTCGCGCGGAGTGCGGACATTGCTAGCGCGTGAGATGAGAGTGACGGTGCCGGCGTCGATGGTGTCGAGACCGGTGGAACGGTAGACATCGATTGAGTAATTGACCGATGTGATGGTCGAAGTTATGGCATCGATGGTCGGTGGAGTAGGTGCCGCCTCTGCAATGACGCGAGAGGCACGGGCTCCGTCGAGTTCGGAAGGATAGACCGACGATCCGATCTTGATGCGGCCGAAGTCGGCAAGGACGCCGGTCGCAATGATGTTTTGAACCGTGCCGATGTGCGTGGTGTTGGAGTAGCTGATTTGAGTCTGACGATCGGTGACGCGTCCGTAGAACTCCATGACGCCATCGGTCTCTACCGTCACGACGTCGCGGACGTTGACCGTAAGCGGTGCTACGTCGGTCGCTAGCAAGGACAGAGAGCACGTTGAGGCAGGGAACTCGCCTTCGGACTTCTGTCGGCCGTAGGTGATGGTCAAGCCGCTTAGAACCGCGTCAGGACGCGCGCCGTTGATCTTGACGATGGTCGTCATGCGATACCTAGCCGGACGTTCTGCCTCTCTAGGATGGTCGAGATCTGACGAGCCACGCTCACCGGATCAAGAGCTCCCGAGACGTTGATGTTGATCTGAGTGCCGCCGCCTACGCCGCCGTTCGGGATGATGTAGCCGCTTCGGGATGGCGTGAAGATTTCGGCTCCCTGCTCACCGACAAGGTAAGAAGTGCCGGCCGCGACGTAACCGCCCGAAGCACGGCCGCCGCCAAACACGGATCCGAGAACGCCTCCCACCGCTCCGGCGATCTTGCCGAGAGGCGAGTTCGCAATGGTGCGAGCGAGTTCGTTGATCTTGTTGATCGCGGTCGTGATCCAACCGATGAAGGTCGAGAGTCCTTCGATGATGCCCGAGATGATCGTTCCGAGAAGCTTGAAGGCTCCTCCGAGAATTGTGCCGATGATCGGTGCGAGGTTTTCTGCGACGAACTTGCCGATCGTCTTGAAGAGGTTGAAGAGCGGCTCGAGCTTCTCGCGGTTGTCGGAGATCGTCTCTGCGATCTGACTGAACGCGCTGAACAGTCCGGAGAGAGCAGGCTTGAACACGCCAACAAGAGCAGGGATGAGGATCTCTGTGATATAGCCCCACCACACTTTGAAGAGCGGGATGATGACGTCGTTGAAGAGGTTGCCGAGATCCGCGAAAACCGGTGCAAGCTCCTTGCCAATCTTGTCGCTGAGTTCGGCAAGAACCGGGATGACGTTCTTTGTAGTGAGGTCGAGAAGCGGAGTAAGAGCGTCGATGATGTAGCCGCCGACAGTCTCCTTCGCTTCTGAAAATGCGATGTTAAGTCGAGCCATCTTGCCTTCGAACGTGCCCGCCTGAACGGTCGCTTGACCGGCGAAGGTGCGAGACAGAGCGGCGGTAGCGGCGTCGAAGTTCTTGCTCTTGATGATGGAGTCATCCATCGAGACACCGAGCTTCTTGAGCGCGGTGAAGTTGCCGTCGTGCGCCTTCGCTAGTGCTTCGGAGACGGCCTGTAGGTCTTTGCCGGTGCCGGCAGAGATGTCGAGTGCTAGAGCTTGAAGCTTCTGAGCCTCTTCAACGTTCTTCGTGGAACGAACAAGACGATCGAGCGATGGACGAAGCTTGTCGTCGGTTACGCCGTAGGCGAGTTCGGTCTTGAGGATGTAGTCCTCTACGGCCTTGACTTGATCGTCCTGTGCGCCTGTGACGTTCTTGAGTGTCGTCGCAAGTCGTTTCTGAGCCGCCTCATCTTCGATTGCGGCCTTGACGCCTTCGACTCCGAGCTTGATCGCGAAGGCTCCTGCCGCTACAGCGGCTCCGGCGAACGCGGCTCCGGCGATCTTGCCGAAGTTGCCTAGCTTGCCACCGAGCCCGGTAGTAGCCGTCTCGGCTTCACGGACTCCACGCTCATCGAACTTCGAGATGATCGATGCGATTACAGCCATTAGCTAGCCACCTCTCTATCGTTAGCGGCGGCTAGACGTGCCTCAAGTTCTGCCTCTGCCTTCTTGAGCGCATCAAGGATCGCGACTTGTGTCTCGCGCTCTCCGCGCTCGTCTAGTGCCTTCCACAGCGCACGCGACGCGTGTGAGATCTTGTTGAGATTGTTGATGAACTGAACGCCGGTTCCGTTGCCGTTGGATCTACGTCCTGCGAGCTCGTAGATCGAGCCCGCCGCTGAGTTCTGAATAATCGAGTAGGCGTCCGACCATACGGAGCCCTTCTGACGAGGACGACCGCCGATCTTCGGCTTGATCATCTTCTTTGCTTCGCCCGAGTTCCATGCCGGCCATCCCGCACCGCTACGAGCGCGGCCGTTCTGTGCCGAAACCTCACGCCATCCGCGCATCGGTGGCGCGTCAGGGATGTAGGTCTTAGCGAGTCCTGTGACCGAGTTGAGAACGCCTTTGATCTCTGCGTTCATCTGCTTCAAGACGTCAGGAGCGAACTCCTTGAGTGCCTTCTTCGTGTCCTTGACTCCGAAGAGGACGATCTCACCGTTGACCGGCATGACTCCTCCTCTACTTGTTAGCTAAGAGCGAGAGAGCCGTGTAGATGTCCTCAAACGGCCGGA